GTAAATATGCGTCAGTTGTGCCGTTCAATGTGGGATAAATATAAGAAGTTCAATATATTTTTAACAACAGCAATAAGTCAGTTGGCAACAATACAAACGACAAACCAAGCATATATTTTACAAATGGAGGGGTTGAACTTTATTAATCAAACAGCATATATAACAAGCACAGGTCAAACGCAAACGGCAACATTAGGGGCAGTCACGATGTATGGATCGACCCAACCGTCATATACATATCAATCGGCGCTCGCAACAACATTTTATCGAGACCAAGATTTTGTCAATTTAACGCTGAGAGCGGTGCCACTTGCACCTGCAACAGCATTTACATCAAACCCGCTGAACTGTAATTTCGGCTTTACGATTCTTGGGGTTGAAGAAGATGAAAATCAAGCAAAAGAATTTACTCAGAATTTGATGAAATAAACTCTTGATGGCGTTTGGATTTTAAATGCTCTGATTTATATCTTGATTTACATCTTCCGCCACATTCGCATTCAGTAGGTAATTCTTGTTTTGATTTTTCATTATATTTATTATTTGCCCTTGTGGTAGTTATTTTAACCTGTTCTTTTTCTTCTTCTTCTGTTCTGAATGATCTTTTCATATTCAAACTTGCTTTATATTCTCTTCTCCAATATTCCTCTCGACATTCTGCTTGTCGTTTTGTTTCACATTCAAACTCTTCTACTGGTGTTATTTCACAGCAATCCCAACCGCCATTAGCACGAATAGTAGTATATATCTTTGAATTGTATCCATGATGATTTGGATTATTACACGAGGATTTATGTTGCCCTTTCCTTTGTTTCAAATCCTTAGTGCTTCCAATGTAGTCCTCCCCAGCAATGCTTATTTTGTATATCGTATATATCATTTTATATATATACCATACTCTTTTTATACCCTTTTTATACAAATATTTTTGAATTGCGGATATTTTCAATATTGTGTGCGTTAAAACTGTCAATAGCGCCAGCAAGAGCAATCTGGCGTGGGTCTTTTGAAAACAACGCAGGCAGTATTTTGCTTGTATGTGGATTTGCTAGTGTGTGAACATGTTGATTCCAGGCAGTAGTCCCACTCACTACATCACCTGCTGTGCGATAAATGTTGCGATTAGGACCACCCTTAACAGATTGACCAATTGTTGAACCGGCGTCCAAAGCATACACCTTGTCCGTCTTTTTTGCTATGTCTTGAACAATTCGCCCACCAAGACTGTGACCAGTTATGCTCACATCAGCAGGATTGTATTTTGCTTTTGCCTTTTTCAAGGTTTCGTCTGCTTCTTTATAACGGGTAGTGTCTTTAAATCCACCAAATACATTCTCATAACTGCGGTCAAATCCTTTCTTCCATGATTCCGGGAGGAGTTTTTCAATACCACGCTCAATAATGGGTTTGCCTTCGTTCTTGCGAATACCAAGCGCCAATTTCAAATCTGAATTGACCCAATCAGTTAATGATTGACTGCCTGTGACATTATATAACAATTTTTTACTTTCAGGATTGTAATACACTTGCTGATTGTCGTTACTTAATTTTTTGTCAATTTGGTAACCATATTTTGCCATCTCAGATCCTTTCTTATTTTCAGGTAAATACCCAACGCGTAAACTATCATAAAGAGACAAAGCAGGGCGGTTTGAATTAGGGATAACATTCATATATATATACTTTTAAAAAAAGTATAGCAAAATATTGTTATACTTTTTATTTTAGACTAAACTGCGCCTGTATTCTATTTCTTCTAATGGAGTCATTTTAGTTGCTTCTCTCCAATAGTCTTCTAAAAGATAAGAAAGGCAAGGGAATTGTTCCATAAGACCAGCAGGGATGCGATTGTAATAATAGTCCATTTCTTGCCAACCCATGCCAAATCTAGCGGCGCTAAATGTGAATTCTACTTCTTCCAATTTATAAACCAAACTGTCAGGTATGTTTTCAAGGTCAATAAAGACTGTGCGGACATTTTCTTGTTCTAACAACGGTTGCTGCGCTAAAAAATCACTCATTATTTAATATAAAGAGAGAAATTATTATTCAATATAACCTTCTAAAATTGATTCAATTTCATTATAAAAATCATCTTTTGAACCACTTGCTATAATATCTGAAATATTCAATTCATCAGTAAGCTTATCATAATATGCTTTAATTGTTTCCTTTTTGGCAGATTTCTTTGGTATTGTTTCGAAACCAAGTTGAACAGCCGCGTCATTCAGTTTTACCTTTTTAATAAATTCAGGACTTAAACCAAGAGTTTTTGCAGCAGCACTTGACATACCACCACCGCCAATTTCTAGTCTTTCTTGTGGACCTAATCTTGCGGCTGCTTCTTCTCCCTCAGCAAAAAGTTCCGTTTGAACAGTAGGTTGTGCTTGTGGTCCACCCTCATTTAAAGTTTGGGTAAAAGTTTCCTCTTGAATGTCAGGAAGGAAAATTGTGCTCGATTGTGCAAAAGGGTCTACACGCTGTCCAGCACCTGGATCTTGTGCGCCTCTGAAACGCTCTAATATAGGGTTCATAATTCCGCCGAGTCTTGTAATGTCAGCAAATCTTTGTCCCTGTTGTTGTTCAATATCTGCCAATCTTTGTTGTTGAATTTCGGCACGCAAAGCGGCAACCCCAGCGTTATTGCGCTCTGTAATGTCTGCGATTTGTTGCTGACTCATACCAGGTTCAATCTGTCTCAAAGAAAATATATTTGAATTTCCTCGCTTTTTTTCTCCTTCTAGTGTTTTGACATATCCTACCATGTCTGATTCTTGTTTTAAATCATTCATGGTTTTTGCTTTTCTTTTTTTCTTTGATTTAATAATACCTAGTTTTTTCAATTCTCGTATAACTGCTAATGTTTCACCCTTTTCTCCGTAGGTTCTTACAGATATATTATTCATATTTGAAATACGGTTCATTAATAATATATTATAATATTTTAATATTATAGATGAGTATAAATAATTTGGAATTTACTAGTTACAATTTCCTTTCCAATTTAGCGACAGTTAATGCGGATGAGGTAAATACTAACATATTGACTAAATCAGACCCAGACATATCAGACCTACAATTTGATATGTTAGAAGGTATCAATACAAATGAAACAATACAGGAACAAATTGATGGTATTATTGTGGGACTACAAACTACTGGATATTGGGGAGCATTTTGGAGTGATGTAGACCAAACCAACGCTGGTGCAACAGCTGTGAATTTTATGACAGTAAATAATAGCGACCCAAATAATAATGATGTTGTAATAGGCACAACTAGTTCGCAAATAAAAGTGTTGAATGATGGCGTTTATAATATTCAGTTTTCAGCACAAGTAGATAAAACAGACGGAGGTAAAGACACAATAGACATATGGTTTTTAAAAAATGGAGTCAATATTCCAGACAGCAATAGCATTTTCACAATGGAAGGCAACCCTGATAAAATAATAGCTACACTTAATTTTATGCTTGAATTAAATGCGAATGATTATATTCAGATAGCGTGGCATTCAGCAGATTTAAATATGTTTTTACATCATGATGCAGCAGGTGTAAGTCCAACAAGACCAGAGACGCCAAGTGTGATAATAACGGTTCAACAAGTTATGAATACTATGGCTGGACCAGAAGGACCAACAGGACCACAAGGTAATCCAGGAACTAATGGCACAAATGGAGACACAGGAGCAACAGGACCACAAGGACCTGGTGGGCCATCAGGAGGACCCACAGGACCATCAGGACCCACAGGACCATCAGGAGGCCCCACAGGACCACAAGGACCAGCAGGAAGTAATGGATCACAAGGACCACAAGGACCACAAGGACCAGCAGGAGATGGACCAGTGGCGTATTCGGCGCTAGCATTAGCAACCACAACTGCGGCAACACTAGGAGGATATATTGTAAGCAATAATGCGTCACAGGCGGCGCAAGATGTGATAATTGCTACAAACACGGCAGATATCGCCACAGATGAAGCGCGCATCACAACATTAGAAGTGAAAACACAAGACCAATCATGGGGAACATTTTCGGGAACAACATTTTCAAGAAGAGTTCAAGTTACCAATACAGACCCAATAATAACACCTGGAACAAATGCGGTTTATTTGGGGTCATCAGAAGCATCAACATTTCTCTATGGGTTGTCAGCAAGCGCACCAATTACTTCAAGTCAAGGAACATCGCAAATGTCGTCGTTGGTTGTGAATAATACA